CGTTAAGCATATCAGAATTATTCAAAGTTAATACTTGAATAACTTTTCCGTTAGCTCCTAGTTTTGCAAAATGTGCCATAATGTTTCTCCTTATATAGTAATTTTAATTATCATTCAACTATTGAAATTTATATCTTATTATAACAATTCCAGAACCACCTCCACCACCTTTTACACCTGGTGAATTTGTTCCAGAACCACCTCCACCGCCACCTTTATTAGTTGATCCTGAAGTACCTGTACTACCTGAAGGTCCACCAGCACCACCGCCTCCAGCTCCTCCTGCACCAGCGGGACCGGGAGAAGCAGGATCAATACCACCTCCGCCACCACCAGCATAGGCTACTGGACTTCCATTAATACTTGTTGTTGCTCCTGCACCACCAGCTGCACCTTGGTTATCTGCTGCATTAGCCCCAACTGCTGTTGCTCCACCTCCACCACCACCAGAATCTATTGTGCTTGGTGAAGGACTTGGTGCTGCATTACCACCGTTATTTCCTTGAGAAGGTGTTACCGGAGGAGTATTACCAGTTCCACCACCCATACCAAATCTAGAACCTCCACCACCACCTGAACCACCATTTAATCCTGGTCCACAACCAGGAGTAGGGTGAGTACCTCCACCGCCACCACCAGCAGCTGTTATTGTTGAAAATGTTGAATTAACTCCAGTGATACCTCTTTGAGGCGTTGATCCAACTGTTCCTCCTGTACCTCCTCCTCCAACTCCTATTGGATAAGCTTGTGCTGTAACTGTTATTCTATTTCCTGGAGTTCCATAACCATCTAATGGGCTTGCTGTGTATGGTGTAGATGGACTTTTTACTTCTCTAAATCCGCCTGCTCCACCGCCGCCACTACCTTCTTGACCACCTCCGCCTCCACCACCAGCTACTACTATATATGAAACTACATTGTTAGCTGCTGTATCAGCTACTTTGCTAACTGTAAAAGTGCCTGGACCTGTAAAAGTATGAATTTTGCAATTACCACATTCTGTTATAGTACCTCCTGTGGCTGTTATAAAAGTCTCTCCAAAAGCATCATTACTATTTCCAGTATCAGTTGCTACCCATCCTTTAGTAGCATCTACATAGACAAAAGTTATCGCAGCACCTGATTGATTACATATAAAATCAGATGCAGCACCTTCTATATTAGATCCATTTCTTAAAAGTGTAACAGCATTTGTTCCCCAATTATTTGCATAATCTGCAACAGCTATAACTGCACCAGCACTTGGTGATGCAGGTAAAGTTACATTAAATGCTGATCCTGATGTATCTGTAAAATACCCAACACCAGCTACTGCTGGACCTGGATCTGCTGTAATTTTTGTTGTGTCCCACGATGCCGAACCTGTTGCACCAAAGTTTGTTGCTGTACCTTGGTTGTTAATTGTTGCACCACTAGGAATTGTGAACGTATCGCCACTATCACCTAGGGTTACTGTTGTGCCCGATCTTGGACTAATTTTATTTACTTTTATTTCACTCATAATTATTGAAATTTGTACCTTATTATTACTATACCTGAACCACCATTTCCAGCTCCTCCATTAGACCCAGCGTCTCCACCACCGCCACCACCGCCACCGGTGTTAGTTGTCCCTGTATTAGGGGGTGCTGTTGCACAAGAATTATACTGACCATTTCCACCACCACCTGCTCCTCCTACTCCACGAGTAAAAGCTGGAGCACCTGGACCAGGACCTACTATTCCACCACCGCCACCACCACCTCTTGCTGTTGGTGTTCCATTAATACTTGATGTTGCACCGGCTCCTCCATTACCAGCTGAACCAGTTGGAAAAACTCCATCGAACCCTACAGCAGTTGCACCGCCACCACCACCTGTCAAACATCCTGATGAAACTCCTCCGTTTTTACCTTGAGCTGGATTAACAGGAGGTGTATTACCTGCTCCACCAGATCCTCCTGGACCTGAAGCGCCACCACCAGAACCACCAGCGACACCATTTTTAGCAGGTGGTGAATTTCCTCCAGCACCTCCTCCTCCTGCTGATGTAATTGTTGAAAAAGTTGAATTTCCACCACTACCTCCAACAGCACCAGTACCAGATGGAGACGTTGTTCCACCAGCACCTACTGTAATTGAATAATCTTGAGCTGTTACAGGTAATGCTACTGCGGGAGCAGCTCCTAAAGGCGAAACGGAATAACAACCTGATGCTGCTCCAGGAGATTCTCTATAACCTCCAGCTCCTCCACCAGCGCCGGCTCCAGCGCAAGAACCTGTTCCACCTCCGCCTGCTCCACCACCACCTATTACTAAATAATCTACTGTATTTGATCCTCTAACATTACCAGCACAAGTAACTTGAAAAGTACCTGGACCTGTAAATGTATGAACTTTAAAATTAGTGCAAACAGTTGTAATTGTGCCGCCTGTTGCTGTAATAAAACCAGGTGTTACACCTGTTTCTGTGTCTTCTGCATTTTGAATATTTATCCAACCTTCTGTTGCATCTACATAAACTAAAGTAATTGCCTGACCGTTAACATCTAATACTGCATCATCTGCTACACCACCTATTTTTTCTGAACCGTTTGGATTAATTGTTAATGCATTTGTTCCAAAAGTTCTTGTGTAATCTGAAAATGAAACTATTGCTCCAGCAGAACCTGCTGGTAAGTTTGCAGTTACGGCTCCACCTGTAGTATTAACAAAATAACCTTCACCATTTACTGCAGTAAAAGTTGATGTTTTTATTGATCCTGTCTGCCAATCTACAGTTCCTGTTCTACCAAAACCTGATTGAGATGCACCTGATGCTAAAGCAATTGTATCACCACTAGCGCCAAGAGTAATAGTATTACTATTCTCGTTAATGATGTTTGCACCGCATTGGTTTTGTATGTTGTTTACTTTAATTGTACTTGTCATAATTATGATTTTCTATACCTCAATATTACCACACCACCACCGCCATTGTGACCCACCTTGCCCCCATCTCCACCACCACCACCACCGCCTGTAGCGGCTGTACCTGCTGTTCCACAAGTTGAAGGATTAGCACCTGCTCCGCCACCACCAACTGGGGGTGCGGGAGCTACTGTAGGTCCACCTGTTCCTCCGCCACCACCACCTGCGTATCCAACTGCACTACCTGTTATTGAACTTTCAATTCCTAGTCCTGCGGCTCCTCCTGAAGTACACGCAGTTCCTCTACCTCCAGCACCACCTATTCCACCACCGCCACCGCCAGAAGCACAAGCGTGTTGACCTCCGGGTTCACCTTGTGGTGGGGTAACGGGAGGTGTATTTCCTGCTTTACCTGGTGTATTTGAACCAATACTTTCGTGATAAGATTCACCACCACCAGAACCACCTGTTTTAGCATATGATGCAGCAAGAGTTGGAGGTGTCATATTTCTAGTTGCTCCTCCACCACCGCCGGCACTTACAATTGTATCAAAAGATGAATTATTACCACTAGTTCCTGCACAATCACTTGGAGCTGGTGTTCCTGGACCTCCACCTCCCACAACTATTGGATATCCTTGCACTGAAACTGTTCGTGCTGCTACACAACCTGTTGTAGGGGCTGGACCTGCACAATAAGAACCAGTGTCTGCTCCACTGGAACCTCTAAAACCTCCAGCTCCACCACCGCCACCACCTTCACCAGATCCTGGATTTCCTGAACCAGCACCTCCACCACCACCAACAATTACATAATCTACTTTATTATTTGCAGCGGCGCACGATATGGCTGATACACAAAATGTTCCTGGCCCTGTAAATCTATGAATTTTAAAATTTCCACAACAAGAAATTGTTCCACCTGTTGCAGTTATAAAATTTTGTCCTATAACTTGATTTTGAGAATCGTTTACTGTTTTCCAACCTTCAGTGCTATCCACAAAAACTAAAGTAACAGCTTGACCATTAACATTTAATGTTCCATCTAAAGTAGATCCACTAATTTTATCTGATCCATTTGCAGAAAGTGTTACAGCATTTGAATTAAAACTATCTTTATAATCATTAAAAGCAACAATAGCTCCTGCTGTTCCAGCAGGTAAACTTACAGTTACTGGATTACTTGATGTATCTATAAAATAACCCTCTCCATTTGCTGCTGTAAAATTACCTGACTTAATACTTCCTGTCTGCCAATCAACAGTCCCTGTTCTACCGAAACCTGTTTGAGTAGCACCACTAGCTAAAGTTACAGCTGTTCCTGACCCACCTAACGTTAAGGTTGAACCACTTTGTTTATCTATTGCATCTACTTCTATTTTTGACATTATACTATTA